ATTTACTTTGGCAGTCCTTAATGAGCGCCGCGCAGGGTGTTCTCCACCCGAAGCAGTTTCCCACCATGAGCGTACATGCTGTAGGTAAATTGGAGTCCGGTGAGTACCCGGGCATGACTATGGGTGCAGTAGCACATGAAGATAATGACTACGGTCGCTGGGAGTCCAACAATTACCCGGGCAGTAAATACGCGAGCGGAGAAGCTCAGGAACAACTGAACTCATCAGTGGAACAGCACGGTGTGCGTGAACCCCTGGAGATCGTCGGCCACTCGATGCCCACTGTGGCTGATGGGCACCATCGATACCAGGCTGCGTATGACACTGGCCAGTCCCGCGTGCCGGTGACCGGCTCGGTAAAAGCAGCAAAGGCAGTCGCGCACTACACGCCACCGGGCAGGGACTACTGATGACCGCGCTGGAAAGTCTTCAGCCCCGGCAGTTCATGTCTGTCAAGCGAATGGGCAGGCTACAGTCCGGGGATTTTGATGGCCTCAGCATGGCTGAGGTTGGGCAGATGAAGCACATGTCCCCCTCACCTGAGATGACCGTGGCCGGGATGAATCAGCGGGACATGATTAACAGTGTGTCCCAGCAGGGCGTTATCAAGCCAATCAAGGTTAACAACTTTGATGGCAAGGCGATGGTGACCAACGGGCATCACAGGTACAACGCTGCTGTTCAGTCGGGCCAGACGCATGTGCCGGTTGAATACCTGCACTGGAACACCCGGCGTGATGCCGCTAATACCGCCGGGCACTACACCATGAAAAAGGACGTAGGTAAGTAAATGAGCAGAGCAGTTCGGCGGTGACTACTGATGAGCGCCCAGGACAATCTCAACCCACAGCAGTTCAAGGACATGGTCAGCTTCCGGTCCAGAGCCCGGCGTGGTTCGGGGGTGTCCACAGGACAGTGCGGTGCGGTCAGCATGCACAATGAAGAGGTGCATGGCTTGCCCGCCACATTCGGCACATACGATGCGATTGACGGAGCGCCAATGCACCACGTTTGGAACACCACCTCGGATGGGCACATTCTGGATGCTACGGCAGATCAACGCTTGATCGGGGATAAAATAAACAAGGGCGTCCGCGTTCTAGACCAGGATCATCCTGATTACGGTAAGTATCATCCGTCCAACGATCAGCAGGCAGAACGTGCTCGCTACAGCTTCGCTAAAATCATGGGGTTTCCCGCGTGAGCAGGGCCGACCGCAAGAACGCGGGACGGTTCTCCACCGACGCGGAGACCCGGCGTATCTACTCGGCTATCGAAGGATGGTCTGATTCGTTCGGGGACTACGTCGCGTACTTCCGGCTGGATACCCAGGCCACGCAGTACGACGAGGTCTACGAGGAGGCCATTGGTCCGGGGCGTGTCTATGCTGCCCCGATTAATCTTCGCTGCATTCATGTGACACATGTTCGCGGCGAGAATGACAACGGCGAGTACGGCTTCTACTACTCCGACGACCTGATCTTTCCGGTGCAGTACGACATCTTTATCAAGAGCGGGATGAGCCTGGCGGATGTAGAGACGGAAAGCTACGAGCGCGACCGCGTGGTGTACGACCAGAAGGTATTCCGGATCACCAAGATTTCGATCGAGGGCAAGATCCAGAAGCGACCTACTGTTGTCTCGTTCGAGGCTACGCAGATGAAGCGCGACGAGCTTGTCGATGATGCTCAGTTCAGCCAGTTCGCCAACGCAAGCGACAGCATGTCATGACCGCCCGGCAGGTTTACCATCCCGCACTGAGCCCGGATCAGTTCGGCACTCTTTACCACGGGACGCACCGGGAGATGGCACACGGCGATCTTGTCCAGTCCTCGGGTGTCACCGGGGCGATTGAGGCACACCCCATTCAGGAGATGAAGGCCCTTGACCGCCAGCACCAGCATGTGTACGCGACCAATCGGTTCTCCGATGCGGCGTACTATGCGCTTTCTGCGGGGAAGGGCACCGGCCATGTCTACAAGGTAGAGCCAACCGGCGCGGTAAAGACCGACCCGAACCATCCCAGGGCGTTCATGTCCCGGCATCCGATGCGAGTAGTCGGGGAAATGTAAACGCAGAACCAGTCAGGATATCATTAGAAGTAAGACGGCAGGGCACGCGATCGTGTCGTCGCAGTAACGCCGAAGTACCTGATAGAAGCTGGTTTCGTTATGCCTGTATCCCCCGAAGACCTCGGCCGGGTGCACGACTTTCTTCAGGGACTCAAGGACGACAGGGACGCTGCGCTCCGCCGCACGCTTATCCAGCAGGGTGTCATCACCGCCGGGCTCGCGGCCTGGATCGCGTACCGCAAGTTCGGTCAGGGGCGCTGAGTACCATTCCCGGATCAACTAACATCGTTGATGGAATGAAGCCTTGCGCAAGTTGCAAGATCTTCAAGCCTGTCGAAGAATACGCGCTTCGTACCCGTCGTGGTGGACAGGAGTACCGATTCTCCTATTGCGGAGAATGCAATAAGGGTAAAGCAGGCCAGTACTACAGGGACCGACGAGATGCTGATCCTGAAGCTGCACGCAAGCGCACTCGAAAAGCAGTGCTGCGGCAGTACGGCTTGACGCCTGAGCAGTATGACGAGATGATAGCAAAGCAAGATGGTCGCTGTGCAATCTGCGGACAATTCCCAGGAACGACGATGGGTGTAGACAGGCACAATCTTACTGTAGATCACGATCACGCAACAGGTGCAGTGCGGGAATTGCTCTGTGACTTTTGCAACCGGGGGCTTGGCATCTTCCGGGATGATCCTGACACGCTGATCGCTGCGGCAATGTATTTGCTCAAGCACTCAGCACAGGAAGGTGGTGGTTGATCCATGCCTTGGATTCTTTTAACGAAGACGCGGCGCTGCATCTGCGCCTGCAAGGGATCACCGTTACCGATATCGATGCGGTGAACAATCTTCCGGGCGGGGTCAGGAAGGTTCCGGTAAAGTTCCGGCTGCCTGAGGACGAAGTCACCTCGCTCAACTACCCGTGCATCATCATCGAGCTGATGTCTATCGAGCGGGCCACCGAGCGCGAGCACCGTGCCTACGGCGGGACCACGGGCAACTACCATCTTCCTTACGCACCGGAGGGCGAGAATGCCTGGTGGGCTCCCGGCGCAACCACCTTTGACCCTTCCGAGTCTCCCTACAGCGCCGACTTCCCTATCCCGTACTGGCTTAACTACCAGGTGTCCACGTTCTCTCGCCTGGCCCGGGATCATACCATTCCGATTACAGCCGCGCTGATGACCGATAACTATCTCGGCCGGAACGCCTGGCTGGATGTTCCGCAGGACGGAACCTTCCGCCGACTCGACATCGTTGGCGGGCCGGAACGAAGCTACGCGAGGATCGATGTCGAGGGAAAGCAGAAGCGCCTGCTGCGTGATACCTTTCTCATCCGTATCAGTTCAGAGCTAATCGGGCCTATTATTAATACGACACCCGGGCAGTACCCGCTTGTCACTAGTGTTGATCTGGACCTGACTTGTTACCGTTCTTTCGCAGACCTTTCTTATCAGGAAGTAAGCGAGTCGATGGGAGTTGTGGCCAGCCGAGGTTTCGGCGGCTGGAACACCCAGGCCCTGGCACAGTAAAGGATTACGTATGCCGACTACCGGACGCCCGCAAATCTCGGTGACCGAGAATTTTGAGCCGTTCTCGGGCAGTGGTCCTGCCATCCCGGGTGAGGCACAGCCCTGCATCGCCGGGGTGTTTCCCCGAGGCCCGCTGGCCCCCACCCCCATCACTTCTCCACGGCAGTTCACCAATCTTTTCGGGGACTACACCACCGACCCAGGCAACCTGTTCCCGTTTGCCGTTCAGCAGTTCTTCCAGAACGGCGGGTCTCAGCTTTTTGTCGCGCGAATCCCCAATACGGACGCCGTGTCCGCAAGCCTTCAGCTTCTCGATGTGGCGGAGTCGCCGTCTGACATTGTCACCGTCACCGCCAGCTCGCCGGGTGTGTGGGGGCAGAACATCTACGTCGAGGTCGTGACCGCCGGTACTGCCGGGCGCTTTTCCCTCAACGTCTACTTCAACGGGTCGGCAAACACCAACCTGGCAGAGACGTTCCAGGATCTTTCCACCAATCCCTCGGACCCGCGTTACGTCGTCAACATGGTCAACTCCCCCGTGTCCGGTTCGCAGTACGTGGTCCTTTCCGAGGATCTTGGCGGCCCGTACGTCCTGGGCTCCACTGACCTTTCCCTGGTTGCCCCGTCCCCGCTTACCGGCGGCAATGATGGTGTTACCGCGCCGGACATCGCCACCGCACTTCCCGCGCAGCTCGACACGCTTATCGACCAGGCGCTGTACATCAATGTCCCGGGGCTGGACGACATCACCGCGCTGACCACGCTGGAAAGCTGGGCGGCCGGGCGCGGCGATGTTATGTTCGTGATCGACGGGCCTGCGCCAAACCTTCCCGAGTCAACCGCCACCGTCACCTCCAACTACCTGGCTATGGTGAGCGGGGACAGCTCGCTGCCTGACTCCACGTACCTGACCGTCTACGCTCCCTGGCTGCTTGTGCAAGACCCGTCCAGCACGGTGCCTGGCGCGACACGATACCTTCCCCCGGGCGGTGCTGTGCTCGGCCAGTGGAATGCCACCGATGCCGCGTACGGAACGGTGCAGACGCCCGCAGGAGTTAACAACAGCTTGCAGGTCATCGACCTGGAGGCGCGCTTCTCCAACGCCCAGCTCGACACCCTGAACGACAATTTCGTCAACGCCATCAAGCTGATTCCGGGAAAGGGCTTCCTGATCTTCGGCGGCCGGACTCTTCACCCCGGATACCCCGACCGCTACATCGCTGTGCGCCGGATGATTATCAAGCTGGAGCACGACTTCAAGTGGATTCTGCTGTTTGCTTTGTTCCAGCCTAACGACGCGGTTCTGTGGAAGCAGATCACCTCTGTTCTCCAGACGTATCTCGGGCAGCTTCTTCAGGCTGGTCAGCTTGGCGGAGACACCCCGGCCGACTCGTTCATGGTTATCTGTGACGACACCACGACTTCCCCGGCGCAGGCAGCGGCCGGTATCGTCAACGTCAGTGTCGCTGTGTCCCTCCTGAGCCCGGCGGAGTACATCAACATCACTCTCTCGATGTTCCAGGGCGATGGTACAACTTCCGTCACCACCACCAACGCCGGTTCTTGAGGAGCTAGCTAAATGGCCGTTAACCAGTCTCCGTCGCTTTCCACGATTGCGACCGACCCGCTGCGGAACTTTAAGTTCCAGGTGGACCTGCGCCCGCCCTCAGGCTCGGTAATCACGATGGGCTTCATGACTGTCTCCGGACTGGCTATGACTATCGACGTCATTCCGTACCGTGAGGGCGGCATGAACACGACCACCCAGAAGATGCCAGGTCAGGCGGACTTCAATCCGCTGACTCTTTCCCACGGCGTCATTGTCGGCACGCCCCAGGATCTTATCTGGATGCAGCAGTTGTTCACCGTGATGCAGGGCTCTGGCAGCCAGGCCCCGGGAACTAACTTCCGCTGGATCGTGGACATCTCTGTGCTCGACCACCCGGTCACCACGGCCAGCGATCCCGTCAAGGCGCTGTTCCGCTGCTACAACGCGTGGCCGACCTCAATGGCATGGTCCGACCTGGACGCTGGTGCTAACCAGCTATTCATTACTCAGATGGCACTCGCCTATGAGGGCTTCGCAACCCAGATCGCTCCTGGTCCTGGTTCTGCGGAGGTTCCGGGGTTCAGCGCCTGATAGAATCAAGGTCAGCATCGTAACACTTAAACGGAGAATCTAAATGACCGAAGCTACTCCCGCCGCATTCTTGCCCGCTACTGCTAATCCGGCCGCCGCTGCCGGTGCTGTCGCTGCGGCTATATCCTCGGTCAGCGAGAAGTTCCCGGACCCCCCCGAGACTCCGTCTGACATTGTCCCGCTGCCGGGCGGACTGCTGCTGGACAAAGACATGAGCACCGAGCGCGTCGTCAGTACCGCTCAGGTCCGTGAGCTGAACGGAGAGGACGAGGAAGCGATGGCCCGTGCTCTCGGGTCGGGCAACCCGTTCCACTTCCTTACCGTGCTCCTGGAGCGCGGCACGGTGCGTCTGGGCAACGAGCCGGAAGACACCACCAAGGCGCTGCTGAAGCGGCTGCTGATTGGTGACCGTGACGCACTTATCATCGGTATCCGTGTCGCCACCTACGGCAACAAGCTGACGGTGCGTAACTTTGTCTGCCCGAGCTGCGGCAACAAGTCCGACGTCGAGTTCGAGCTTGACGATGATATCGAGACCGAGACGCTGGATAACCCGCGTGATGCTGAGTTCGAGGTCAAGCTGCGCAAGGGCGCTGTGGCCAAGGTGCGGCTGCCTGACGGCAATGTGCAGACCGCGCTGGGTGAGAGCAAGATGAACGCGGCGCAGCGTAAGACTCTTCTCCTCCAGAAGTGCGTCGAGTCTGTCACCGGGGCAGACGGCCGAGAACGCCGGATGATCGTGAACCCGAACATGGCGCTGACGATGGGCCTTGCGGACAGGCGTGCTATCGAGGCCGAGATTTCCAAGCGGGAGCCCGGCCCGAAGTACACTGCTATTAAGATCACCGACGTGGATTGCGGTAATGAGGTGTCCCTGGCTATCGATCTAGGGGACTTGTTTCTCGCGTAACATCTCGGCGCACACGCGTTATCAGGAATACGCGGAGATCCTGATGGTGTTTCCGTCCTGGACCCCTGGTGACCTTCGGGCACTGACGTCCAGGGAACGAGCGTACTGGGCACAATGGGCTCGTGCTAAGTGGGATAATGATAGTTCTGCCAGAAACAGGACCAGCAACGTAGGTCCACCAGCCGCACCTAGCGGAGGATACAAGAGAGTTGTGCGCGATGCCTTCTCGTAGGAGCCTGAATGCCTAACATGGGATTCGGCGTCGGGAACAGCGATGACATAGCCGGTAGCGGAAACCTTATCTCTGGCGACGTTCCCTCTCCTTCTATGCTGGGAACGCAGCCTCTTCAGGCAGCCATCAACAAGTTCGCCGCATCAGTCGATAAGCTGGCGGCACTCTACGCCAAGCAGACTGGTGCCGTGGGTGGTGGCAGCGGCTTTACCAAGGCCCAGGCTTCGGCCATGCTCGGGGGACCGTCTCTGCCAGCATCCGGCCCGTCTCCCGCCGCTGCCGGTGGCGGCGGGTTCATGTCATATCTTGGCGGCATGTTCCAGATGGTCACCGGGATAAAAATGCAGCCTGGTGCTACTCAGTCAGCAGGTGCTGGGGGTAACGGCGGAGGCGCTACATTTTCCGGTGCTTCATCAGCGGCAGCGGCCAGCCTGGCGCAGTTCGGGACTCCCGGCTATACAAAGCAGATGTCTGCTAACGTGCAGAAAATGGGCGGCGCAATGGGAGCTACCGCTGCCGTACTTTCGGCTGGGTCAATGCTGGCTGGTTACGGTGCCAGTCAGATGCAGACCCAGGTAGCGATGAGTGGATTTACCCAGCAGCAAGCACTTCTGGGCGGCACTGGCTTTATGGCTATTCAGGCTCAGGCGTTCGGAAGCAACAACCGTGGACTGCCCAGCATGGCGCTGAATGTGAATGACGCCATTCAGGGACAGTCCATAATCAACTCCGTAGGCGGCACGGCGGCCAATATCCCTGGCTCGGCCGGGGCCTACTTCCGGGCCGCGACGGGGGGCACCGGATCGTTTAGCTACGCCAATCCTATGGGCGGGCGTACTCAGGCGGCGCAAATGTCCTCGCAAATGTTCAGTCCGCAGTTCAGCCTGGGCATGATGCAGTCCGGGTACGGTAATACGCCGTTGTCGATCAATGGCAAAGGTCCGCAGATGAACTCCGCTGGCACGTTGCAGCAGATCATCAAAGGACTGTTCGCGTCTAGTGTCGGGAAGATAAACTCTCAGGGATCGTACGCCCTTGGATACCAGTTGCGATCGGGCAGCACCGGTCAGCAAGACCTTGAGTCCATCGTCGGAAACAACCCGGCCACGGTGCAAGCATGGACCTCGGCCCTGCTTCAGCAGAACAAGCTGACCCAGGGCAACGCTTCCGTTCCGGGCCTGAATGCAACCCAGTCCCAGGCGCTGCTCAGCCAGGCAACGGGCGGTGGTCCCGGGCAGAACGCAGCACGGACTACTCTGGCCAGGTACGGAATCAATGAGAGTGACCTGACGAAGACGACGTCAGCGGGCGCTGTCAAGATAGGGCGATCGTCTGACCTGTCCGGGGCGTTTAATCAGGGGCTGTCTGCGGCTACCACAGGACTGACTAAGTTCGAGGAAGTGCTGACCAATATTGTCAACCTGCCCGTCATTCATCAGCTCGTCGGCACGGGGGGCGGTGCACTTGGCGGGGTTACGTCAGGGCTCGGCGGTGGCGGGCTAGCCGGACTAGGCAGCCTGGGAGTACAGGCACTTATGCTTCGCCGCATGACCGGGCTGGCAAGTGGCGGCAGTGCTGCCGGTGGCCTGCTGTCTGGTGAGGGTGGTGCCGGGCTCGGACTGGGGACAAGTGTTTCAGGTCTCGCGGAAGGCGCGGCAGGGGCGGCGGGAGCGGGCAGTCTTTTGACACTTGCCGCTCCGGTAGCAGTCGCAATGCTCGCGGCGGGAATCGGTAAAGCAGTGAGTGATGGCATCACAACACACGATCCGCATAGTCGTCTAGCCCACCAGATAACCAGCATTTCCGCCCAGCAGACAAAGTTTAATAATCAGGTGGGGTCACACATCCCGGTAGTCGGGGGATTGCTGGGTGGCGCGGCGAACATGGTGGGGGACATCACAAACCCCCTAGCGGGAGCAATAGGTACGATGGAGAGCCTTATCGGCGGCTGGTTTGATGAAGCATGGCATTCGTCTGCGTCTGCTGGTAAAGGGGGCTCTCCCCCGGGAACCCCCGTTGGTGCGCTTACTCGATTCGGCGGAGCCAGCGGCGGGACATCTGCCTCCGGGTCTAGCAAGAATACGACTATTCCGGCGGCATCATCGGAAGCGGTTGCCTGGGCCGAGCAGCAGCTAGGCAAGCCTTATATCTGGGGCGGTATCGGGCCTCAGGGCTTCGACTGCTCGGGTCTGGTAATGGAGGCTTATCAGCACAGCGGAATATCTTTGCCGCGAACTGCTGCCGAGCAGTGGGCCGCACTACAGAAGAAGTCCGTGCCGCTGGACGCTGTCGAGGAAGGCGACATTGTTTTCCAGGCGGGAGCGTTCGGTACATTCGCGTCACCCGGCCACGAGGCCATGATGATCAACAACAACCAGATTGTAGAGGCCGAGGGCACCGGCATTCCTATTCACATTCGTGCGTACTCCGATAAAGAATGGCAGCACGCCGCACGTCCGCGCGGCGGGCTGGGATCGGTAAGCACCCAGGGCGGAGGCGGCGGGGGAACAGGAACTACTACTGAAGGCGACGGGGGCATGCCCGCCAGCTCGGCAGCTATGGGCATGGGCCTCGGTGACTACGGCTCATCAGAAGAGGTGGATGACGTTTCCTCCGCACTCGGAGGTGGCGGCGGTGGTGGTTACATGTCACAGCAGCAGCTTCTGGGCAGTGGCACCCCGATGCCCGGGACAGGCACGTCCCCGGGCGCACCATCAGGTGGTGGCGGCCCCGGCAGCACCGCACAGGGCGGAACGGCGGCCAAGAACAGGGCCATCGGCCAGAAACTGGCCGCCAAGTACGGCTGGGGATCGGGCGGCCAGTGGGCTGCTCTCGACTGGCTCTGGGGATCGGCTGAGGACAACTGGGATAACACCATCTGGAACGGCGGCTCACATGCCGCTTCCCAGCCCGCAGGCTCATCGGGAGCGTACGGGATAGCCCAGGCGCTCCCGTATACCAAGTACCCTAAGGCGGGCTGGCCACCGGGAGCTGGTGGCACCGCCGATGCCGGGGCTCAGGAAACATGGGGACTGTCGTACATCAAAGAGACCTATCACAATCCCGAGAACGCCAAGGCTTTCCACCTGGCGCACAACTGGTATGCCAATGGTATTAGTGACGCTCCCCCAGGAATGGCATGGGTTGGCGAGCGCGGCGCGGAGCTGATGAGGCTTCACGGCGGAGAGGATTTGTTCCCGGCCGCTGTCTCTCAGCACATCGCCAAGATGCAGAACACCCAGCAGCCCGCGCAGGCTCCGTGGTCTTCCCTGCTGGACAGCTCGCCTAGTGCTAGTCCCTCCGGAGGCGGCGGCATAGCCATTACCTTCGAGCCGGGTAGTATTGTCATAGGTCATGGAGAGAACGATAAGCACGCGGCCAAGCACCTGGTGGATGAAATCTGCCGCGAGCTGGAACAGCGCGAGCTTCTGGCCACAGTTACCAGCGGGCAGAAGTACGGGAGCGTGTAATGGCCACACCAGTCGGCACCTCGACTCCCAAACCTAATATAACCACGGGCTCGGGCGGCAATCCCAGCGGCACGAGTAGCGGCGCGACCTATTACGTGCAGCCGCCTTTCGACCCGAGGATCTACCACACCCAGTTTCCTCTGCTCGGGCTTACTACCGGCGGGAAGCTTCAGCGTGGGTTCATGCAGTGGGAGAAGCCCATTGTCGGATACTCCCAAAAGGCAAAGGTTAAGTTCCT